GGGGGGGCGAAGAACGACGGTGCCGCGGTCTTCACAGTTTCGACGGCCGCGGTAATCGCGGCGTCGTCGGCGCCGGCGTCCACGTCGACCAGGCGGGCCGCCATGGCCAGGGCCGGGTTGTCCTTCCCGTCGGGCAGCGCCGGGGCGATGCCGGCGATCAGCAGTGCCCTGGTGACCTTGGACGCCAAGATCGTCGCGGCCGCGGTCACCCCGAGGGCGTCTGCGGTGGTCTTGGCTGCGGTCGCGGCGTCGGTGGCCTTCTGCGCCTCGGTCTTGGCGGCTTCGCTCGCGGCGTTGGCTGTGGCAATCAGGGCCTTGGCGGCTTCGACGGTCATGCCAAGCTCGGCTGCGAGCTCGGCGGCGGCGGCCCGTTTGCCCTTGGCCGACTCAGCGGCCCCGATGCGGCTGACTTCGTCCTGGGTGAACGTCTTGCCCGGCGGGTCCACGGGCGGCACCGGGGGCACCACGGGCGGGACGGGGGGGACGCCTCCGCCAGCGGGCGGGCCGGGCGGGACGGTGCCCAGTGCACCAAACGCCAGGGCGAGCGCGGGGTCGAACCTGCCGCGGTACCTCTTCATGCCCCTGAGCATCCTGCCTCCAAGATCATCGTGGTCGGTTCACCCGTTACCCGCTCGAGCGCGCGGGCCGTGGGCCTGTCACGGTGCCCACGTTAGCGCCCGCTGTCACCTGGAGCATGTGACACGCCACAAAGCGGGGTTAGGCCCGCTCACGCGCCGGGCGGCGGGACGGGTGGTTCAGGTGGCACGGGAGGCTCTGGGGGCGCCGGCATGGCGGGCGGGGGTAGGACGTGTCCGCCGGCGAGGGCCTCGGCGGCGATCGCCGCGACCTCATCGGTCGCGTCCTCGATTGGCAGCCCGGCACGCATCAGCATCCGCACCGCCGTCGGCGTGCTGATGGCCCGGATCGGCAGGAGCTCCTTGACGGCGCTGATCGCCGCCGGAAGGTCCGCCGGCAAGGCGGCGCCCAGGTCGATCGACAGGTCCGGTGTCGCCCCCGCCGCAACAGCCGTGCTGTCGTTGGCCTGGGCCAGGCGCAACGCGAACCGCAGGATCAGGGGGTACTTCACTGCGCGCACGGCCCGCATCTCCCGCACCAAGGCGCTGGTGGGGGCGAACCCGAGCTCGAGGGCGTAACCGGAGGGGGCCTGGGTGACGTCGACCCGCCCAAGCAGCGTCATCGCCAGGCGCGTGTTCTGACTGAGCATCTCCAGGAGGCGGGTCGCGTACTTCAGCTGCGCATCCAAGCTCTTGCTCGTGTCGAGCTGGTTGACGGAGCTCCCGGCGGGGGCGTTCCACTGCACACCCGGGCCGCCGTCCAGGCGGGGCGCGCCCGCACCGATCACCACAGTCGGGGACGGCGCGGACAGCTCAGAGGAGATGGACAGGTCCGTGTCGGCGCCCATCAGGTCATCCAGGATCATCGCGACCCGCATCAGGGTGGAGCGCCCGAAGTGCCGCCCGCCCGGCTCGTCGTTGGGGACGTGTACGACGGGCATGAAGTCGATCTGTAGGTCGGTGGGCTCCTGGACGACCGTGACCGCGGCAGCATCAGCCGGGATGGTGTAGATCGTCCACCCGGCCTGGAGGCGGTCGGTGCGGACCTGGATGACGTCCATCACGCACGTCCAGGACCTGGTGCCACCCCACGGGGCCTTCACGGGGACGGGCAGCTTGGCCATCCGCCAGGTGGTGCGCCGCAGGGTCGTGGCCCCGTCGGCCGCGGCGGTCTCCCACGCCAGGTGCACGACGGGCGGGAAGTCGTCGTCGTCCCAGTCCGCGTACTGCGGGGTGTCGGCTGCTTGGAGGTCGGGGAAGTAGAACCCCGGGTCGTACACCCGCAGCTTGGGCCGGCCCGCGCGCGGCGACCAGCCGAGGACGTACACGCCGTCGCCGTCGGTGATCGTGTCGGCCTCACCGGCCAGGAGCTTGCCGGTGAGCTTCTCCCGGGCCGCCCAGTCGGTCAGCCAGTCCCGCACCGCGGCGACAGCCGGCGACTCGACGTCGGGGCCTTCCGTGCCGTCGGTGCCGGTGCTGGTGGCCGGGTTGGGGTCGACCACGACGATGGTCTGGTCCTCACCCAACACCAGGGCCCGGGCCGCGTCAACGACCAGGCCGGCGTGCCCGTACTCGCGGATCTTGGACGCATCCGAAGGCTCGCTGGAGGCGGGCAGGTTCCCGAACGAGTCAAGCTCAAGGCCCGCGCCGGGGACCCACATCCGTTCGGGCAGGTAGTAGCGGCGCACGTTGTCCGCATAGGCACTCAGGATCCGGTACGCGGTCAGGCGGCGCGCGTCGGGGTCGTCGATCCAGGATGCGACCAGTAGGGGCCGGCCGTGCCCGGAGTCGTGCCCGTCGGGCATGGCGTCGATGTGGGAGAGGGGGGACCACTGGTCGTGCAGGAACGTACGCAACAGGGGCCTCCGTGGTCGTGGTGTGGCGTGTGGCACGCCACAGGGGTCACGGTAGCGCGACGCCGATCCCGGGTGTATCGAAACGCGCCCTAGCGTCTCCTGCCGGCTCCGCGGCGCCGGGCGGCCTGGGACTGCGCAGCCGCACCCACCCCCGCATCAGCATGCGCCGGCAGGAACAGGGCGGTCAGGGCGTGAACCACGGCGTCGATGCGGTCCGGGGAGTCACCCACACCGGTCCAGGACGTCATCTGGTCCTCCAACGCGGCCAGCCGGTCGGTGCCGTCCGCGGCGTGCCTCACCCGCCCCACCTCGTACAGGGCGGCCACACTCTCGGCGCGAACCCGTTTGGACCTGGACGCGTGGACCCTAGTCACCGGGGGGGCGATCATCGGCGACCACGACGGGTGCAGCTTGAGGTACGCGGCGACCGCGGCGGGCCAGGACGTCTGCAGCACTGTCAGGACCATGTCGCCGCCCTGGTTGTCCTCGACGACCACCCCGGTCCCGGACCAGTCGAACACCGCGTGCCAAACCGCGACACCCCACTGCAAAGGCGTCCCCCGCAGCGACCGGTCGTCAACGACCCACCCGACACCCTCGGTGTCCATCGCAGTGACCACGATGCCCGTCTCATCGGAGGTGGACTTGGATGTGGTGGCCGGGTCGACGCCGACCAGGACCCGCGCCCACCGGTGCATCGAGTCCCCGGTGCGGCCACGGTGGCCCTCGATCCACGACTCCTGCCAGACGGTGCCCTGCGCCGGGGTCGGCCGCTGCTGGTACAGGGCAGCCCAGGTCCGCGCCGGCGCACCGGCCTTGATCGCCAGCCACTGCTCCTTGGACCGCCGGCGAGCGGAGTCCATGAACTCACCCTGCTGGCGGCCTAGCGGGTCGTCCGCGGGGTCCAGGGCCTCGGCCTGGGCCGGGATGCTGACCAGCTTCCACCGGTACCCGTCCTCGGCGGCGAGGAGCCACCCGGACAGGTCCTCGGGGTGCCAACGGGTGTTCACCAGCACCACGGGCGTCCCGGGCGCCAGGCGGGGGGACCCGGTGTCGGTCCACCAGTCGATGACGTTGCCGCGGATCGTCGGGGAGTCGGCGTCGGCCCGGTCCTTGATCGGGTCGTCGATGATCAGTACCCCATCCACCGGCCGCCCGGTCAGCGCCCCGCCGACCCCGGCGGTGTAGACCCCACCTTCACGTTCGGCCAGGCCCCACTCGTGCTGGGCGGACAGGTCGTCGCGGATCCGCAAGCTCAGGGCCTGGCCGTGCACGGTGATCAGGTCACGCACAGCCCGACCCCACCGGCGGGCCACGCTGGACTCATAGGACACGACCGCGATCCGGGCATCGGGGTTGCGGTGCAACAGCCACAGCGGGAACCACTTCGAGCACAGGGTCGACTTGCCCTCCTGCGGGCTCATGCAGATGATCAGCCGGGAGTCGGGCGTGGTGGCGGCTTCCACGAGGGCGGCGTTGATCAGGTCCAGGGCCGGGGTGCGCACGGTGCGTGGGTCCAGGTGTACCGCGAGGTCTAGCGGGGTTGGGTAAGTGGCCCGCCAAGATGGGTCGAACATGCGGGCTGCGGCTTCGAGGAACCCCACGCTCAGGGTGCGCCTCCTGCGATGGCCCGCAGGTGGCGCGGGACGACGTCCTTGACCCGTGCGGTCTGCTCTGGGCTCAGCTGCAGGTCGTCCAGGATCCGGCGGATTGCCTCGGCGACCAGGGCGCCCTGGGTCTCAGCGAGCTGCACCCGACGCTCTTCGATCCCGGCGCGCAGCGCTTCGGAGCAGACGCGGACCAGGTGGGCGCGTTCGCGGGTGTACAGCTCGTACCAGATGGAGGGTGCGGCTTTCTGGGTGGTTGTGGTGCCCCAGTCGTCTGGGGTTTTCCGGACCCGGCCCGTGTCGTCGCCGGCGGTGACTTCGGCGTCCCAGTTGTCGACCCGGTCCAGGCCCTCCTTGACGGTGCGCTGCGTGACCCCCCACGCCAGGTCGGCCGGGGACAGCTCACGGACCTGACCCAGCAGCCACTTGACGTGCCCGGCGGTGGCGGCGACCTCACCCAGGAGGGCGTCGGTCGGGGAGATGTCGATCGGTAAACCCAAGGTGACGACCGCTTTGGCTGCCTTCTCTTCGGCGAGGCGCTGCGCGGCTTTGCGTTTCGTCGTCGACGACGCGCCGCCGTGCTTCTGGCACACGAACCCGCCCCGGATGTGCCACCGCCCACACGGCAGACCCCTCAGGTTGTGGGCGACGCACTTACGCGGGTCGTGGGTCAGGTCGCAGGTCGTGCACGTCCCGTCGGGGCGGAGTTTCGCGCGTGGGCGCCGAGCCCTGGCCATCAGGGCGCCTCGGGGTCGTACTTGGACCGCTCGTCGAACATCGCGGTCTGCACAGGATGGCCAGGCTCGGGGATGTCGCCAAGAGCATGGGCTACGGCCGCGTCGGCCTGTTCGGATAGGACTTCCCGGTATCTGTCGACAACCGACCCGCCGAGGAGCATGACGCGGCGG